CGGGGGTCACGCCGAGCCACGAGTCGAAGATGGTGCGGTCCTCGACCGTGTCGAGATCGAAGCCGCGCACCATGCGCATCGCAAAACCCTGGAAAGATCGCATCGCGCCGAAGGCCGCGCTGGCCGGAACCGCCGGTGCCTTGTTGACCAGCGCGAAGGCGGTGCGATGGTAGGCGTAGCCCTCGTCCGGCGCCAGCTCGGGCGCGGCGAGCACCGTGAGGCCGGCCTTGCGACCCATCGTCGCCTCCTCGAGCACCGTCGTGCCGCCCGATTCGTTGGCCTTGACAAAGAGATCGGTCTTGAGCAGCGCCTCCTCGATCGCCGCTCCGACCGCCAGCGTCCGATTGGCCATCGGCACGTGCGCACGGTTCAGGAACCCGCGGGCCGAGACGATGAGGTCGTCCCACGCATCGTCCGACGCGTAGGTGAAGGCGATCTCATTGGCGTAGGTGGCGCCCGACATCGCACCGGCTGCCTGGTTGGTGATCTCCTCGACGATGCCGTTGGTGATCGGCGACAGCACCTGAGCGCCGAAGTCGGCGATGTCCAGGTTCATCTGCTCGTCGCTGATGCCGACGTCCTTGTAGATGTCGGTGGTCAGCGCCACGCCGATCTTCCGCTCGTTGAGCGAATCCTTGGTGCGAGCCGAGCCCGAGCGCAGGACCCGCGTGCGCGCCGGCGCGTAGGCCGGCAGCCGGACGTTGACGACGTCGCCCGCCGCACCATTGAAGGCCTCGGGGCTGACGTCGCGCCACATCGTGGTCGGCAGCGCGTTCTCGCGCTGCAGGAGCCCGAGCGCGGTCGAGATGATGCGCTCGGCGGTGAGGAACGCCATCGTTCAGTTCTCCTTCTGAAGGTGACCGATGGCGTCGCCACCGATCGGATCAGGTCCGCGGCACCATCGCCGCGAGCTTGGTTGGGTCGTTGTCTTCCGGCTCGGCGCCGGGAACGGAGCGCGAGCGCAGGCCCGTGGCGGGCTTGGTGCGGCCGTCGCCGCCCTCGGCCTTGAAGGCCTCGAGCAGCTCGTCGGCGTCGGTCTCCAGCTCCTCACGGGTGTCACCCACCAGGCGCTTGGCCTGGGTAGTGCTGAGGCCCTTCTCGATCGCGACCTCCATGCGGAGGAGCTTCGTTTCGGCCTCGGTGGCGCGACGGTCAGACGCGGTGCGAGCGTCCTTCTCCCGCTCGAGCTCGGTCTTGTCGGCGTCCTCGAGCTGCTTGAGCTTGGTCGCCGCCGTAGCGTTGGCCTTGGCTTTGGCCTCGTGCTTCCGCGCGAGCGCCTTCCACTTGGCGGCTTCGGCCTTCGGATCGGTGCCCGTGTCGGGATCCCCCGCGTCGCCGTCGTCATCACCGGAGTCGTCATCGGAGCCAGGGCCGCCGGCGCCCTGGCCGGGTGTACCGCCGTCGCCGCCCGCAGCACCGCCGTCACCGGATCCCGAGCCATCGAACAGGCCGAGAACAGTGAACAGCGCGCCGAGGACCAGGTTGAGCAGAGCCATTGCGTAGTGCCTCCCATGTCGGGTGGGTGAGTTGGTCCGTCCCTAACGGGGCGGGTGGATCAATCGCCAGCGCCGGCGGAGGCCTGACGGCCCTCGACTGCCTGGCGGAAAGCGTTGAGCGCGTCGTTGCCGGACAGGCCGGCGGTCGTCTCCTGCCACTGGCGCCGAAATGCCTCCGACGCCGGCGGCAAGCGTGAGCCGCTGAATGCGGGCTCGGCGCTGCACGAGCAGTGATCGTGTGCCTCGAAGTCGGCGCCCCGCTCGCTGCCGAACGCCGCGCCGCGACTGGCCAACATCGCGCAGAACGCACACGGCCGGCCCGAGGTGACGCGCTGCCAGCGCGGCCGCGCCGGATCGCTGAATACCGCACCTAGGATCGTGTCGCGCCCGCCGCGCAGGACGAGCGAGGTGGCCGAGCCGGCGAGCCGGACCCAGCCGCTGCGTCGCGCCGTCTCGATCGGCTGGCCGGCCCGCCGCGCGTTGAGGGTGCCGAGCAGCCCGGTCGCGCGCAACGCGTCGCGGCTGACCACCTCGTCCGGTGGATCAGGGACAACCACGCGCACGGTAGCGATCGCGCCGGTCTCGATCGTGCGGAACGCCTGGTAGTAGGCGACCGCCAGGCCGGCCGAGTCGCGATGCCGGGCGGCGATCAGCGTGGTGGCCAGGCTGGGGAAACGCTCGAAGGTCCCGAAGTCGGTTGGATCGAACATCGGCCACAGCCGGGCCAGGTCGCGCAGCAGCGCGGCCCGGATGGCGAGCTGCGCGACGCGATGCTGGACACTGAGCGTGGCGCCCCCGGCGGTGACCGCCACCTACAGACCGATGCCGGCGGGCTCCGGCTCAGGAGCCGGTGTCGGCGGCTCTTCCGCCGCGCCACCGGCCTGACGGTTGAGCAGGTCGCTCAGATTGGCGAACGCGTCGCCGGCCGCGGCGGCCGCCTTCCAGCGCTCGATCTGCGTCTGGGTGACGCCGGGGATCTTCTCCCACAGCTCCTCGGCAGGCACGTTGAGCATGGTGGCCAGCTTGCCAAGCGCGTCGACCACGGCGGCAAAGCTGCGCGCCTGGGTATCACGCCACACGACCTCGGAGTTTTCGGGGACCTTGGCGCCGTCGAGCTGACCGGCCAGCCGCAGCAGCTGCTCGTGACTCTCGCCGAACATCGTCTTGCGGTCGTCGACCTTGCGATCACGGCCGGCCTCGACCGCGGCCAGCGCCTCGGCCGACAGGTTGATCATCTGGCCGATCAGCTCGTGGACCGGCGTCTGCGACAGGCTGGCCGCCTGGCGCATCGACTCCTGCCTGCTCTTGATATACCCGTCGAGGTCGGTCTGGTTGAACTCGCCGACCTTGATCTCTTCAGGAGTGTCCTCGAAGGCCATGAGCCGGCTGACCGCCATCTTGGCCGCCTCGTTCTCGGTCTCCGCGGTCCAACCGATGACGTAGCGTTGGCGGAAGGCGCCATAGTGCTGGGCAATCAGCAGGTTGAAGGTGATCAGGTCGATCTGGTCCTGCAGACGCATGAGCGGCGCGACCTGGCCGAGCACCGGGTGGCCTCCGACCGCGAGACTGCCGTCGCGCATTTGAAGCGACTCATCACTGGCCTCGTCCTCGGTGTCGAGATCCTCGGCGTCGAGGTACAGGACCACCGGACAGACGCCCAGCTGATGCTCGCGCGTCTCGGCCAGCGTCGGCCCCTCGGCCGAACCGCTGAAGAAGTAGACCGCCTCGTCGTCGTACAGCCGCCAGTTGCTGAGCACCTTGCCCGTTTCGGGATCCCAGTCGCGCGTCTTCTCGATGGCACGCACCGGCCAGTCCGGGTCGTTGCCCCACTCGGCGGTCAGTAGCCGCGGGCTGGCACCGTGGATCGAGACCTCGAGCCGGGATCCCGGGTCGTGCACCGTGCCCGGCAGAACGATGCCGTAGCCGGCGCCGTAGGCCAGCGCGGCCTTATGGATGCCTGACTGGCGCTTGTCGAACTTGTTGGCCTGCCACAGTCCCCAGGTGTCGTGGTTCTCACTCTCGCGCGGTCCACGGAAGCCCTCGACGAACAGCGACTGGCTGAGCGCCTCGACCACGATCTCGATGACGTTGACCCGCGCGATGCGGGCCATGGTGTAGACCTCCGATGGCGCCCCGGACGGGATGATCGCCGGCAGCTTCTGCCGCCCCTTCCAATAGCGGCGCACCCGGTCGAGCGTCTGCCGCTCAGCCGACTGCTGGGCGAGGAGGCGCTTGGCGTGGCCGGTGGCGGTCTCGGGGTCGAGCGGCATAAGGCCTCCGATCAGCTGACGAACACGGCGCGGCCGGACCGCCGCCGGCGGGACTTGCCCGCGTTGAGGATCCGTCGCCGGCCGAGGCGCGCCCCGACCATGGACACCGCGTAGTCGACCAGCTTCGAGCTGTCACGCGATCGCTTGCCGAGGCTGACACCGAACTGGTTCGGCCGACGTCGGGCGTTGTGGACGTGAGCACGCAGGATCGGATCGCCGTCCCAGGTCAACGAGCCGTCGACATCGATGGCCTGCGCGGTCTGCATGGCGACCTCGGTCAGCTCACGCAGCCGCTCACGGCCGCCGGGCTTGGACTGGCGCATATCAAACGCCACCGCCGAGCCAATGCGTTCGCCAGGGGTGGCCCACAGCAGCACCTTGTTCTTGCCGCTGAAGTGGCGATGCCAACGGTCGACCATCTCGCCCCAGTACTCGGCCTCGGTCTCGTCGTCGC